GACCCGCCGTACGGAGTGGCCTACGCAAATGATGAGCGACCGAACCCTGGGGTAGCGAAGCCTCGGGTGGCGAATGATGTCCTTGTGGATGAACAGTTGCAATCGTTTTTGGAATTGGCCTTTCGTGCTGCGGTGGATTGCGCGCTCGTGGAAACCGCGGCGTGGTATATGTGGCACGCCCACTTGACTCAAGGATATTTCGCCGCCGCCGCCGCCGCCGCCGCCGCAAATGTTGTGCTACATCGGCAGATTATTTGGGTCAAGCCGGTGCTATTGCTGGGGCGTGGCCAGTATCACTGGAAGCATGAGCCGTGTTTCATGGGCTGGGTGAAGGGACATCAGCCGCCCGACTACGGAGAGGGGCACGGCGAGCGCACTCAGACAACGGTGTGGGAGATCGACGGCGTAAGCCAAGCAGACCGCAAGGAGTACCAGCTCGGCCGCGTTTGCTGTGGGCTGGAAATCTCTCCTGCCTATTGCGCTGTGATCCTTCAGCGGATGAAGGACATGGGCTTGGAGCCACGACTAGAGGCGGGGCAGTAATGGGCGAACGCGGACCAGCACCGACACCGACGGAGATCCTGGCCTTCCGGGGCAGCAACCGGGTGAAAGGCCGGGCGGCAGAACCGAAGCCGAAAAAGAAGGCACCGCCATGTCCACGGCGGCTATTGAAGGCGGCAAAGGTCGTATGGCACCGAGCCGTCAAGGAATTGCAGGCCATGGGTGTGCTGACCGTTGCGGACGCACACCCGCTGGAACGGTACTGCCGGCTGTACGTTGAGGAGTGGGAGCTGGCGGAGTTTGTGAAACAGTACGGGTACTCGTACCCGCTGAAGGACAACGATGGGAAGGTGAAGTGCTTTCAGCAGTTTCCCCAGGTGGCGCAAATGAACCGGGTGCGGTCGGAACTGCTGAAGATTGAGATGCAGTTTGGCTTGACTCCGGCTTCACGAACACGGATTCAGGTGGAGGCGGCCGAGAAGCCGGAGGGCGTGCGGACGAGGACACGGAGAGCATGACGACCGACAGCGTGACAAAGCGATGGATACGCAACGAATCCGACGAACGGGCGGCAGATGCCGGCTGCACGCTTGACGAGTCGTGGGGGCAGTTCGTTGTTGACTGGATGTACGAGTACCTCTGCCTCTATGAAGGCGAGTGGGCTGGGCAACCATTCGCGTGTGTCGATTGGCAGTATGAGGCCACAATGCGGTTGTTTGGGTGGAAGAAGCATTCTGAACGGTGGGATCGCGAGGTCCGTCGCTTTCGCAAGGCGAGTATTTGGGTGCCGAAGAAGTCAAAGAAATCCCCCACACTTGCCGCCTGGGGGCTGTACTTGTTGGTTGGTGACAAGGAGCAAGGACAGAAGGTTTTCATTGCCGCAAAGGACGGGCAGCAGGCGAGGGAGATTGCCGGTAAACACGCGATGGAGATGGTCCGGAGTTCACCACAGTTATTTGACGAGTGTGCTTTGAATAAAAGCATCATGCAGATCACACACGAGTCAAGCCGTTCGTTCATGCGGCCGCTGTCCTCGGCGAACAGCCGGACGAAGGAAGCCAAGGAAGGTATCAACGGTTCGATTCTGATTGACGAGACGCACGTCGTTGACCGGGACTTCGTGGCACGGATCCAGCGGGCGGGGATCTCCCGCAGCGAGCCGTTGCACATCGAGGTGTCGACGGCCGGCAATAACCCGGACGGCTACGGCAAAGAGCGATACGACTACGCTCAGCGCGTCGTGCGGGGTGAGCACTGCGACGAGCAGTTGTTTGTGATGATTCACGAGGCGCCGCAAGACCTCAGTGATGGCGACCTGGCGGCCGACCCGGTGAAGTACGGCAAGATGGCCAACCCGTCGTGGGGCCACACTGTCGGCGAAGAAGAGTTCCTGGGCGACTACAACGAGTCGAAGGTGTCGATCTCGGCGCTGGCCGACTTCAAAATGTACCGGCTGAACATCTGGCAACGGGCGACAAATCCGTGGCTTCGCCAAGACGACTGGGCGAAGTGTCGGCGCGAGTTTACGGAGGCGGAATTGTACAAGCGGCCCTGCGGTGCGGGCTTCGACTTCTCGAAAACCGAGGACATGACGGCGTTTTCGCTGGTGTTTCCCGAGGACGGAGAGGTTGAAAATAACGAAGACCAACCGCGCAAGATACTGACGTGGTATTGGTTGCCGGAACGGGCGGTCGAGCGGCATGGCCACGAGGTGCCTTACGCACAGTGGGCGGCCGATGGTTGGCTGCGCCTGATTCCCGGTAGCGTGATTGACTACAGCTTCGTCGAAAAGGACGTCGTGGAGATTTTGGACTTGTTCGACGTGCGAATGATGGGGTTCGATCGCAAGTACGCCTTCGAGTTCATGCAACGCTTGGTTCAAGAGCACGGCTACAAGCAAGACCGGCTTTACGAATTCCCGCAGACGATCATGGGCTTCGCCGGGCCGACGGCGCAGTTTGAGCGGCTGGTGATTGCCGGCAAGTTGCACCACAACGGGAACCCGATCACTACCTGGCAGGCTGGACACGTCGAGGTGTGGCACGACGCAAACGACAACATCCGACCGGTGAAGCCCGCGCACAAGAACCTCAAGAAGATTGACGGGATTGTGGCGACGATCATGGCCGAGGATGCGTCAACGCGGATGGCGGGGCCGTCTTGGTACGAGACCCATGAGGTGCGGTCGATATGAACTGGACTTTCGCAGACGTGTTGACCACCGGGGGAATACTGGCGATTGCCGGCGGGGCGGCCTGGGTTTATCCGCCTGCCGGACTGATCGTGTTGGGGGTGCTGGCCGCTGGAATTGGGATCGCAGTTGACATAGCGGCGAGCCGCGGGGAGAAGAAGAACCGTGATCGGTAGCATGATAGCGCAGTCGCTTTCGGGCACGGCTGCTCCGGAAAAGTGGCTGGTAGACTGGGTAACACAAGGCTCGCGGACCTCGTCCGGTGAGCGAATCAACGAGAGCACGGCGCTGACGTGTGCGGCGGTGTACGCGGCCAACAGGGTGCTGGCGGAGACGATGGCGACGTTGCCGCCGTCCATCTTCCGCCATCTTCCCGGTGGGGGCCATGCGCCGGCCCCGGATCACCCTGTCCACCGCATCTTGCATGACGAGCCAAATCCGGAGTGCTCATCCTTCATCTGGCGGGAGACGCTCCAAGGCCACCTCGGCACGTGGGGGAACGGCTACGCGGAGATTCAGCGGGCGTTCAACCAGATGCCGGTGTCGCTGTGGCAGCGGTCCCCGAAGCCGCATCACACCCGGCCGAAGCGTCGAGACGATGTTGACGGGAAGATTTGGTATCAATGTCGCAGCGACGCGGGGGAAGAGAGCTGGATCAAGGCCGAGAATATGTTCCACGTGCCGGGCTTTGGATTTGACGGCCTTGTCGGGTACTCGCCGATCAGCCTGATGCGGGAGCCGATCGGGGTGAACAAGGCGGCCGAGCGGTACGCGGGCGAGCTGTTTGCGAACGATGCGAGGCCGAATGGATATCTTACCATACCGGAGGGGCTGAGCGAGGATGCCTACGAGCGAACAAAGAAGGGTTTTAACGAGTCGGGCTCCGAGCATGGCAGCCGGCATAAGACACACCTGCTCGAAGGCGGGGCGACGTTCGCCGCGTCGCAGATGAATCCGGAAGACGTGCAGATGATCGAGGCTCGGAGGTTCGGGATTGAGGAGATCGCCCGAGCCTACCGGATTGCACCGCCGTTGCTTCAGGATCTTACGCACGGGACTTTTTCCAACATCACGGAACTGGGCCGGCAGTTCATCGTGTACACGATGATGCCGTGGATCAAGCGGTGGGAACACGAGATCAACCGGAAGCTATTGACGCCAGAGTTCTTCTGCAAGTTCAACACCTACGCATTCATGCAAGGGGATCCCGAGAAGGAAGCGTTGCACTTGACGAAGCAATTCATGATGGGTGTCGTCACGATCAACGACGTCTTGGAATTGCACGACCAGAACCCGATCGGCCCGGAGGGGGATGTGCGGTTCGTGCCGCGAAATCTGATGCCGCTGGAGCAGGCAATCGCGGAGCCGCCGGAGCCGGAGCCCGTGCCGACGCCAGAGGATCCGGACGAATCCGAAGAGCCGGACGAACCCGAAGACGAGAAGGACGCGCCGCCGGAGAAAGAGCAGGAAGAGCAGCGAGCGAATCAGACGGCGGTGTTGCTTGAGGCGGCGCGAGACGAGGGCAACAAGAGCAGCGAGCGCACAGCAGGAGTGCATGCCAGGTTTGACCAACTTGAACAGATGCTTGCTGCAACAGACAAGCGAGACGAAGAGCGACACCGCACGTTGTTGGGTGAGCGCGAGCTGCTGTTTGAGGTTCTTTCAGCCGCGGTCAATGATGCACTTGCCGAACAGGGCGATGAGCAGCGCAATATGTTTGCGAAAATACTGAAAGCCGTGCGCCCGATGGAAGGCGGACTTACCGCCCTAAAGAGCGTCATTGTTGGCCTCAAGGGAGACCGAGACCGGCTGTTGGAGTGCGGCCAGCGTGCCTGGGAGATCACCACCGGCGAGCTATTCCGCAAAGAAGCCAAGGTGGCCGCGCAGCACGCAAGCAAGGGCGGAAACTTCCTGGCGTCGATGGATGACTTCTACGACAAGCACCACGCCTTGTGCGTGACGAAATTCGAGGTGGCGTCGCTTCTGCTCGGCATTCCCGCTGTCGACTTTGCCCGCGAGCACATCAAACAGTCTCAAGAGACCTTGCTCATCGCGGCCGAGTGCAAGGCAAGCGAATTACCGGAACGAATTGCCCAGTGCGTGGCGCAGTGGGCCGAAGATCGAAAACCTATTTCAGGGGATAACCAAGATGGCAACAGCAACGAAAACTGACTGGCTGCGGGCTAAGGCTCAAGGCAACACTATCGGCGTCGACCGCAAAGCCGAGGTAATCCGCGGCTACATCGTAGCCCAAGAGGGGCCGTTCAAAAGTGAAGGCCGGGGCGAGTTCGACGCGGACGCGATGGCGACGATCGCGAAACTGATGAAGGTGACACCGAACGGCCTAAAGAGTCGGTTTGCTCACCCATCGCTGTCAGATGATGGAGTAGGCAAGTTTTTGGGCCGGGCCAGGGATCCGCGGCTGGACAAGATCAGCAGCAGGGACAGCGAAGGCACGCGGAAGGACGATGAGATCACCGTGGTTCGGGCTGACCTACACCTCGACCCGAGTTCTCGGAACACGCCGAGCGGCGACCTCGGCGGGTACGTGATGGATCTTGCCGAGTCTGATCCTGATGCTTTCAGCAGCTCCCTGGTACTCCAGTTCGACGAAGAGTACAGACTTGACAACCAGGGGAGACCGAAGCGGGACACCGACGGCAACGAGCTGCCGCCGCTGTGGTATCCCACGCAACTGCATGCGTCGGACGTGGTCGACACCGGGGACGCAGTAGACGGGTTCCTATCAATCGGCGGGTTGCCGGATGAGGTGGTGCGGCGTGGTGCGGCACTGCTGGATCGGCAGTTCCCCAATGCGAGCCGGGAGACGATCAAGGCCAGGTGCCAGACGTGGTTGACGCGCTATCTGAACTTGCGATTTGGAGACGAGTACGACCCCAACGCGGACGCCGAGAAGGCAATCATCCGCCAACGGAACCGGGAGCGACAAGCGGATGCCAGTTGATATACAGAAGCTCACCGCAGCCCTGGCCGTGGTAGCCCGGGCGGTAGAAGAGGGCACGATCCGGCCAGTCGTCTGTCCGAAGCGGGCGTGGATTGTCCTTCGCCATCCGTCGTCGCCCACTCCCATGGAACTGGCAGAGTTGCAGCAACGAACGGAGGCTATCTTTGGGGATCGGCGGGTGATCATCCTGACGGAAGGTATAGCCATGTCCGTGGTGGAGCCTGCCGAAAAGCCATTGGAGGATGAGGTGCTATGACCCAACTGACCGACCGCCAGCGCGAGGTGTTTGTTTTTATTCGGGAGTTCCAGGACGTCCGCCATAAGCCGCCCACGGTACGTGAGATTCAGGCGCACTTTGGCTACGCATCTCTGGATACTGTAGTAGGACACTTGGCTGGATTAGAGCGAAAAGGCTTCATACGTAGAGTTCCTGGTGAGTCTCGCAACATCGAACTACCGGACGTCCGTACGGTATTGGGCGTTTGCACTGATCAGGTAGAATAAAGGCTGAAAACTTAATTTCTTCGCGAGGACACTTCTCACGCTGTCGCGTGTGGCCCCTTGCGAAACGGTGATGTCGACGCACGCCGTAGCGGGCGCCAGTCATCCGGTGACTTTGTAACTGAAGTTGCCGATGGCCAGCGCGAGCTACGGCGTTTCTGTTTGCCTTTCCTGCTGGTTGTCGGCCAGATAGGAGAACGGCAAATGGACCCTGAGTATGACAAGTGGTGCGAGCGGCTCAACGCCACCTCGCAAGAGATCGACACGCTGCTGGAGGCGGCCGACGTCGCCAAGCGTCCGCTGAGTGACGAGGACCGCACCGCGATCGCCGCGATCGAGAAAGAGCACAACGAGCTGAAGGCCAAGATCGATCAGCACAAGGCCGACGAGGCGACCCGCAAGCGGCAAGCGGCCCGACGCAAGCTGATGGCCACCGAGGGACCGGGCCGGATGACCGTGCCCGACGATCCCAAGGTTCCGGAGGAGCTGGAGTCTCGGCCGGAGTTCAAGATTCCGTCGCGTGTCGGGCGACTGAACTCGTTCAAAGGCCCCCAGGCGCGAGAGAACGCCTACAAGTCGGGGATGTTCCTGACCGCCATCTTCGGCCACCCCGACAGCCTGGCAACGCAACACGCCCGCAAGTTCTGCGGCTCGCACGGCATCTCGCTGCTGGCCCAGCAGGAAGACGCGAACACGGCCGGCGGCTTTCTTGTGTTCGACGAATTCTCGACCGCGATCATCGATCTGCGCGAAGAGTACGGCGTCTTCCGGCGCGAAGCTGACGTGTGGGCAATGAGCAGCGATACCAAGACGGTACCGCGACGGACTTCCGGTTTGACGGCGTATTACGTCGACGAGAATACGGCAATTACTGAATCGACAATGGGCTGGGATCAGGTCCGTTTGTCGGTTCGTAAAGTGGGTGTGCTGAGCAAGTATTCTTCGGAACTGGACGAAGACTCGGTAATCAGCATGGCCGACAAGCAGGCCGGGGAAATGGCCTACGCGTTCGCCAGCCTCGAAGATGGCGAAGGCTTCTTGGGTGACGGCACCTCGACCTACGGCGGCGTCAGCGGATTGATCACGCAATGTGCCGCAGCTACCGCCACGGTCGTGACCGCGTTGGCGGGCAACACTGCCTTCAGCTCGCTCGACCTGGTGGACTTCGAGTCGATGGTCGGCAAGCTGCCTGAGTATGCCGAGAACAACGCCAAGTGGTACATCTCCAAGGCCGGCTGGGCGGCGTCGATGCTGCGGCTGATCGACGCGGCCGGCGGCAACACCGGCGCCATGATCGCCGGCTCGGCACCCAAGGAATTCCTTGGCTACCCGGTGATCGTCTCGCAGAAGATGAATTCCACGTTGACTGCGCAGACCAGCACCAATGGGCTGGCATATCTCGGAAATCTTCGCCAGGCGGCCACGCTGGGCGATCGCCGCGGAATTACGATCGCCACGTCGAAAGATCGGTACTTCGAGGCGGATCAACTGGCGATCAGGGGCACCCAGCGACATGACATCAACGTCCATGACGTGGGCGATACGAGCAGCGCCGGCTCGATGATCATGCTCGCCACGCCGGGCAGCTAACCAACGACGGCTGACCGCTGGTCGGCCATTCCATAACGAGAGAAGGAAAATCAGAAATGATTCATGGACAAAACCACAAACTCGTGATGATGACGTTCCCCGTCGCGATCAAGGACAACGCTTCGTGGACCACCGTCGAGGTGGACGCACGCGGGTGGGACTACGCGCAGATTTACGTGGCGATCGGTGCTACCGATATTGCGATTGCCGCGATGGCGGTGACGGAATCGAACACGACCGGTTCGGGGCACGCCAACGTGACGGGCTTGGTCATGGGGACCTCGGCCAACATTGCCGGCTCTACGTCGGCACTGCCGTCTGCGACTGACGATGAGAAGGTCTGGTGTTTCGACATCGATATGAAGACCCGCAAGCGGTTCCTCGACCTGACATTGACGGCCGGAGACGGCACCGCCGGCACGTATGCCGTGGCGTGGTGCATTCTCAGTCGTGGCGAGAAGGCGCCCACGACGGCGGCTGCGAGGGGTTGCGAGGAAGTGCTTCGCGTTTGATGGCGGGTGAGTGGATCGTGGTCGGTGCGTCACCGTCAGCGCCTCAGGGGTTGGCGATGGCACAGGCGCACCGGCCGAACGCCACCACGATTACGACCAACGGCGGGTTGCGGCTCTTCTCGCCGGGAAACCTCGACTATTACCTATTGATCGACATGGTTGCTTGCGACCGCTACAGCAACGACTCGAAGGCCTATCAGGCAGACGGCACCACGCTGGTGACCCTCGATCGATTGCCTTCTGCACTGGCGCACCGCGGGCTGAGCCACTTCGATGAGCTGTTGTCGGTCGATCGACATCAACGCGGGTACGTGCCCGACATTTACACCGACTGCGGCTTCTCGGGCCTGTTCTGCACCCAGTTCGCACTGAACAACGGGGCAACGCGTCTTTCGTGGGTGGGCATGGAGGGCTTCCGCAGCACGCCGCGGCAGCAAGTCGACGATCACTTTCACGGTCAACTCGGACCAGCCAAAGGCGTTCACCAAACTGAACGTGTGCTAGGGCCGTTTTTGCAATCGGTCGTGGATCAGCGTCCGGACGTGGAGTTCCGCTTTTACGGCACCCCGTTGTTTTCGCTGGCGGGGCCGAACCTGACGATCATCGCGACGGAGAATTGACGTGATACGAATCAAGATGCTGAAGCCGTTTCAGGCACTCAAAGAGGGCCAAGTGCTTGACCAGACGGATGGCGTTGCGGAACTGTGGATCCACAACAGCCGTGCCGAACGGATGGTGCCCGTCGAGACGGTAGAAGTGAAGACGGCGCCTAAACAGCGGCGCCACCGCAAACAACGAGAAGCGTTGGTGTGAGCCATGGTCAAGCTGGTCGAGTACACGGCACCGACGGTCGAGCCGATCACTGCCGGCGAACTGGCAACGCACCTCGTTGTCGAGGACCCGGCCGAAGACGCCTACCTGGACACGCTGATTGTAACGGCCCGCAAGGCACTTGAGGAAACTTACTGGACGCAGTTTTGCACCGCAACCTATGACCAGTATTTCGACCGGTTCACGAACCCGTTGACATTGCGTAGATCGCCGCTGGGAGCGATATCCTCGGTCAAGTACACCGATACCGACGGGACCTTGCAGACGTTGGCCACGTCGGTGTACGAGGCGGGCTTGATCGACGGCGTGGGCATCGTGCGGTTGAAGTACGAACAGACATGGCCGGTCGATGTGCGAGGACACCCGGATAGCGTGGTGGTGCAGTTTACGGCGGGTTACGGCGCGGCGGCTGCTGTGCCGGAGCCCATTAAGCATGC